TGTAGGTTGTTGCCATTGTATGCCTTTGTTATATAGATAGAGGAGCAAGTTTCCCTGCTCCCCATTTATTAAATAGACTTATACGTTGTCTCTTGAAGCAACAGCAGCTTCACGATGAGCAGCTGAAATGTCAGCGATAACAGCAAACACTCGTAACCTTCCAGTAGCTGCGGCAGCTCCTGCAATAGTTACATCAATAGTGTCGGCGGCCGTAATAGTCACTGGTGCAGTATTTCCATCGGCAGGAATAGTCTCACCGATTAAGTTTGCAGCACCTGTACTAACAATGTTAGTTTGACCGTTAGTACCTGCTGTTAGGTATGTACCTGCAGCAACGGCAAGTGAATCACCGTCAACGATGTCATCACCACCTGCAAAGTCAATGTCAGCAGTACATGAAGCAGTAAACTGTTTCATAACTTCAGCACCTGCACAAAGAACAACAGACTCAGAAGGAACTTCAAGCAGTTGGAAAACATCTCCATTTGCTATAGTAGCACCTGCTGCAATCATTGCATCAATATCCAAGATTGCTTCGATTGTTTTGACAGGATGTCCAACGACAGTAGGAACTGCTAAAACATCTGCTCCTACACCTGCAGTGGCTTTTGCAGTTAAATCAAAAGTAGCCATAGTTTTATCCTCCCTTAACCTGCGTTATATTTAGCAGTCACGATAGCTTCTGGTCGAAGTATCTTTCTGCCGTATAGGTGCATACCACGTACAATGTCTGCGAATGAGTCAGGGTCACGGTATGTTTCAGTTTTGCTGAGTTGTTCAGCCGTTGCAATCGCAGAGCCATGTCCTGCAACAATCGCTCCGTAGTTGGAGTTCTGGTTTGCAGTACCTGAAGTACCCGGACCAGTTCCGACTGATGGCAGATTGCTTGAGACATAGAGTCTGAATCCTGCAAGGTTGTTAAGAACAAGACCATTTTGCAATTGTCCTGCTCCACCAAAGTCAGCGTTCATTAGCTTAGAGTTTTCATCTCCAAGTAGTTCCATAAACACAGGGTCTACTACTAGCCACCTGTCTTGTGTATCTACTTGCTGTTGATTCAACAGTCTAGCCATACGATTTACCACAACCATTGGTGTAACAGCAGCAGTACCCACAGAGGTAGCTCCACCTGTTAAATTAACTACAGGAATAGAATGGTCTCCTGCAGATGAAGTTGTGATGCTTCCGAAAGAACTCTTAATGAGTTTCATTGAAGTAAGAAGCTCATCATTACCTGCTGTGGAAACAGCATTTGTTCCTGGTGATGTACTTCTAGCTGTATCTGGAGCACCATGTTTAGCTGACTGTTGATAACCTGCTAAATAACCTAAAACGTCTTGATCGTATTGATCTCTCAAACGATAAGCAGCACGGTCTGAAGCCAAAGTCATAAAGTTTACATGACTATGTGCAGCCTCAATATCGTCAATCTTAAATGCATAGTAATTAGACTGATCTACAACAAGTGTAAAATCCTCATCATCTAAGTCTTGAGCAGTAATTTGAGTACCACGACTATAAGCCTGAACTGAAACTTCTGGTTCTTTGATTATTTTTACTGAATCACCCATGTTTGCAATCTCACCAAAGTAATCACTATTGGTAATATCTTCAACAACAGATGATTTACGGAAAGCAAGTTGTACCTGCTTAGAGTAAATTACAGGGCTAAAATTACCGTTAGGTAAGTTTTGATACCCCGTTGCCTTAGGGAAAGCCATCTTAAATCTCCTTAAAAAAGTGTATAAGTAATTGAACGCATAACTTACACAATTCCTTTTGGGGCTGTCTTTTATTGGTGCATACTATTTAGCTGTATAGTATGGGCAATCAAGTCTCAGGTAATCCTTAAATTGTTCGTTGCGTTGTCTTTATTTTAGCTATATCCTTGGTGTCACAAAGTGGGCAAGGTATAGCTAGACCTATGTGAATTACAGTTCTACTGATAAATCCTTGAATGTCAAGTACTATCTAGCAGAACCTGTCAAATCATAGATAAAATTCCCTGATCTCATAGCTGCTATTATAGCATCCTGTTTAGCTTCATATTCAGCAGGTTGCATTTTCTCTACTTCAGATTCTTTAAAAGTACTTCCCTCTGCCATAGCTTCAGGAGATTCTTTAGAAGAAGTCTTAACAGATTTAGCAGCTTCTCTCTGTACTTCTTTACTAGATTTCTTATTACTGCTAATGCCCATATCTGCTTTATATAAGTCAATAGCCCTAGCAGCAGACATAGCATCATGTTCATTTTCATATAAGGCTTTTTGCACCCACTGTGGTTGTGCCTCTACCCAATTATGAAACTGATCCTCATCTCTAATCTGAATAAAGTCAGGATGTTTTTTAAGCAATTCAACTTCTGCTTTTTCTCGCAGTGCATCGTCTTGCATATCATTAATCTTTTTAATCCTGTCTTCTAACTCTTTCGACTGTTCCTGTGATTTCTTGATAGCTATTGTTTCAACTATCTTAGCTACATCAGGATATTCTTTTGCCCATTCATCAAGTTCTTCTTCACTCTTAGGCAATTTAATCTGTTGCTTAGTAGCTGTGTCTAGTTGAGATTTAAGCTCATCAATCTGCTTTTGAAGATCCCCTTCTTTCTTTTGTGCAAATCTTCTTAAATCACCATACCTTTTTTTAAAACTTCTTTCTTCAGCATTCTCAGGTTCAGGTTCTTGTTTTTCTACTACCTCTTCTTCAGTCTGTTGTGCTTTTTGTAACTCTGCTATTTCTTTTTCCTCTTGTTCTATCTTTTCTTTGTTTGTATTTCTTTTTGCAAATCCTGCTACTTTTTGTTTCTGTACTTCCATAGCTTGTGCTTCAGCCATTTTACTTCCTTTCACGTTGGGGCTAACCGTAGCCGTAAGGGGGAGTTAGGTAGCCAATTGTAGATTCATTATTTTAAATGAGGAATCGTTAACTCATTTTATTTATTCGTCTTTTGAAGCTACTACTTTTTTTGCAATAGCTTTAACACCTGTCGTAATTATTTTTTCTTTTACTTTTTTTGCAATAGCTTCTTTTGTAATCTTCTTTCCTACACTGCTACCTATTTTAGATGCAGCACTACTCATTTTACTACTTGCTTTAGCAAAAGCAGCAGGGCCATAAGTAACTGCCGCACCTGCCGCCACAGCATAAGCAAAATTTCTAAAATTTTCATTGCCTGTATCTACATATTGTGGAAATACTACAGCTTGTCCTTTTTCATCAAAGGAAATCATATAATTTGCCATTCCGTCTACAGATGTTGTGTTACCCCATCTTAATCCTCTTCTAGGATCATTTGCCATTTCCCATGACTCTAAATCTGTAAGTGGTTTAGCTTTTGATCTAAGACCATATCCTATAGGTTGAGTAGTATCTTGTTGTTGATTTAAGTCTCCTCCGTATTTACCTTGTACTACTTGTTCACCTGTGTCTTTATTTATTAAAACTCTTTTAGGAGCTTGTGGAATTAACCCAAAAACTTTAGTTTCTTTTATACCAAGACCTAAAGGTGGGCCTTCTATTGTCTTTACATCTTCTGGAAAAACCTCAATAAGTTTAGGTTTTTTTGCAGAATTTACATGACCACTATGCACATTACTTGATTTTGGTATGTAATATTTATCGCCTTTTTTAATCAATTCTGATTCAACTTTAGGTTGTTCTATATCTTTGTAACCTAATTGTTTTAAGTCTTTTATACCTGCATTAGATAAATCTTTAGCCATATGTTTAAATATAAATTTTTTATCGCCTTGTTTACCTCGATACTCTATGTCTTTATTTTGATTTACTATTTGATTATACAAGTTACTTTCAGGACTTGTCGTATCTGAGTTAGAAATAGTCCCTGCTTTTTCCTGTTTACTTTTTTGCATTAAATTAGGATAATTTTTTTGCACTATACTTTCATAAGTAGTTCCTGCACCAAGTTCTTTTTCTACTATTCCTTTAAAAACAGATGAACCTGCAAAGGCTTTATCCATTTGCTCTTTGTTTAATGGATCTAATAATTTAGGTTGTTCTTTTTTTGGTAGAGTATAACTTTGTGTTGAAGTAGTTTTAACTTCTTTTTCTTTTTCTGAGGAATCATCTGTAGTTCCAAGTCCACCTGTGTTAAAACCTAGACGTTCCTCACCCGACTTTTTTACAGGGGGTTCCTCCTCTGTTTGTTCCTCTTCTTCAGGTTTGGCCATTCTAGCTTCTCTTTCAATTTCTCCAATAATATCATCAATGTCCGTATCAAATTCTCCCGTATCATCTTCTACTGCTTCCTCCGAGTTACCCATCTGTCCCATCCTATCCATCTTAGCAAGTCCTGATTTAGCTTCTTGCCTTAACTTCATAAGATTATCTAACCCTATAAATCTTACCACATCTGCAGGAAATACAAACTCACCTTCACTTAACTGTGCAGGTATATCATCTCGCACTTCTTCTTGTGTAGAACCTACTGGCACATCATTACCACTTACAGGATCTACTGTGCCACCTTCTTGTAGTAGTCCACCTTCTTGAAAACCATTTGCAAGTTTTCTTCCTACAGAGGACTGCTTATAATTATCTGCAATAAGTCTAGCTTTTTCTGGAGATTCTACTTCGATAATTTGTCCTGCTTCTTCTAACTCATCTACCATAGCTCTTAATGCTTTTCTTCTTTCTTCAGAACCTTCAGGTTTTTCTCTCACTTTATATTTTTCATCTAGGTCTACTAAATAAGTCTTATCCATAGCATCTTTTTTAGCAATAATTGTTGGAAAAACTTTGTTATCAGAAGAAGACATTTTGTGAGTTTTTAATCTTCTTTTTGCACTTTGTTTTCCTATTGCAGTTTCGGGATCTAAAGGGCCGTCATCTAACATAGGATACTTTTCAGGGTTCATCATTCTATCAATAAATAATTTATCTTTATTTGCTGATAAAGTATCATCAATATATTTTATCTGTTCGTCAGTTAAGGCAGGTCTTTCTTTCCTTAACATTTTTTTAGTTTGTTGTCGTTCCATTATTTTTTACTTTCTAAAGATGCATTAACTTGATCTCGTAATCCTTTTAAATATTTAATCATCTGTACTGCACCCTGTGCTTTATATATGTCTACAGGATCTGTAGCCTGTTCCATAGTTCTGTGCTGTGCCTCTAGTAATACATCTAAATGTTCTTTAAATGCATTCCAACTGTTAGGTTGATTAACCAGTGCCTTCAGCTTGGGGAGGTACTTGCTCTGTTGGTTGTTGTTGAGGTTGTGGTTGTTGCTCATTTCCCGTAAATCCTTGTTCTCCTGGTACAGGTACTTGACCTACACCTATGTTGCCACCCCCTGTTCCTGCAGTATCAGCCACATTAGGTGGCCCACCTGCTCCCTGAGGTTGTTGCTGTTGTGGTGGTGGGGTAGGGGGTTGTTGTTGTTTCATCAGTTCAGCTTGTCTTGCGGCTTCTTCTAAACTGTTCGTTACCTTCTCAGGATCTAACTCCATCGACTTGGCTATCTCTCTTATAATGTAAGGGAATTTTGCAAACGGCATTAATGCAGGATTACTTGCTACTTGTAAGAACTGCATCAATCTCTGGCTTCGTACTTCGTTAGCCATCAAACTTTCTGTACCTCTAGCTTTTACTTCTAAGTCACCTTTAATATCTGGGTCATAATCAAACTGCATGTTGAAGTTAAAGAATGCTTTAGTTAGTGGTGCTAGTAGATAGTCATCAACATTCTTAACTACATTTCGTATAGAACCATTAGCAGCAGAAATAAGCATACTAATACCAGA